TGTGGCTAGCCGCAGTTGTGCCGTCCTGCCCACGCGTGCAGTTGAGCAAGTACGCAGGCGTAGCACCGCTAGCTGGGGTTGTCTCGTTGTATCCAATCAGCTCTGCGCCAATCTGGATAAAACCAGCAGTTGGCACGCCCACCAAAGAGGTGATTGGGATAGTTGTGGCTGTCGCGTTGATGGTTGACTGGACTGTGCCAGTCAAAACGCTGGAGTTACCCGTCAAACGCTGTACCCAAACCTGAATAGGACGGCCTTGGATCAATTTATTTGGGATGGTGGCATACGTGGGCATGCTGATCCGCGTAATCGTCAGGTCGGCCTGATTATTGGCTACGTTGGCGTTTGTTCGGATGACATGGTCAAGCAAGTCAACAGTGTCGTCCGGGATTGCGTACGTTGGCTGGCCAGTCACAAGCGTGATGGTGTTTTGCTCAAACGTCCACATGTTCACGCCGCGGTTTGCCCAGTCAGCAAAGAGTAAGTTAAGCGATCGACGGGCAGTGCGCAAGTCATAGCCCGTGCGGAGTTCAGAACCCGCCCGTTCAAAGGCCTCCTCAACCATGTCGTTGAGGTCCAGATTGAATGAGGTGAGTCCTGAAGTGGTCATCTAAATCCTGCCGTTTTCTTTGCAATCGTTTTAGGTTGCGCTACGAATTGTTTTCCGGCTTTTTTGCCCGCACGTTTCGCACGCGTTGTCGCAGCGTACTCAGCAGGACTGAGACTTTTAATCGCAGCACTAGGAAGGTATCGCTCACCCGTGTCAGAAGATTTTTTACCACTTTTGGTTCTCCATTTCTGGTCGCCCCAGTCCTTCAATGATTTCTGGGGCGCTTTCAATCTCGGTAACCCCCGCCAGCCGCCTTGTACTTCTTGGCAACTAGCTGAGCTTTACGGGCAGACCATTGACCTGCGCCGGTGCCGTGGGTGGCCGCGGCTTTTACTTGAGACACAATCTTCTTGCGAAGACTGGGCTTCGTGTAATTGCCTGCGGCGTTAACCTTCCCACCCTCTTTGTATTGGGTGAAGTCAGTATCGTCCCGTCGGGCTTTCTTAACACCCTTGGGCATTTTAGAAGGGGCGATATCCCCCATCCCACGGCTGGCCATCATGGTTTAGCACATCTTTCCGCGTGTTTTACCACGCTGAGCAATACCGTCTGCACGAGAAGAAGCAGAACCGCCGCTTTTCATGCCCATAGCAGAACGAACGCGCTCGTTAACAGAACGCTTATCGGTTGAACCGCTACCGCTTCTAGCGCTCTCACGGGTTGCCTTTGCACGCTCTGACACAGACATTTTGGTCTTATCGACAGGCCGCTCAAAAACTTCTTTATAGTTGGGCACGTCAAAGGCCCTTCTTTCGGCTTTTGTCTCTGTATTTTTTGGCTTCGCGGCGGCTTTGGAAGAGGCTTTCGTTGTGTACGACGTGCCAGACTCGCCATATTCTTTGGCGTTGGGGTTTCTCAACCCCATGTCTTCGCGTTTATTCGCTTCTTCCAGTGCGTCTATTTCACCGCCATCGTCGTAACGTCGTTTCATGTTGCTTCCTTAGCAGGCTTTGCCGCCGTAAGCCATCTTCTTGGTCATGCCGCCCTTTTTCATACCCAAGGGAGTGCTGCCCTTCATAGAGACCATAGTGCCTTTGGTCTTGCCTTTAGAAGCAACACCGTCACGGCTAGGAGCCGCTGTACGCACTGAACCCATTTTGGCAGTAGTGATGCCGTTGTTTTTACGTGTAGCCATGATAGATCCACCTTCTTTAAAAAGAGCCATTTTCCCGTGATCGGTTTTAGCTCGGTTCGCCTTCTGAATATCTGGACGGGTTTTCCCGCCAGAACCAAACTTCTTACCCTTGTCCGCTTCGTTGAAATCTTTCCCAACGCTTTGCGGAACTCCCACCTTCTTGGCAAACGCAGGATTATTTGCAACCGCGGCCATGAAGTTGTGTTGCTTCTTGCTTGTACTTGGCATCATTTACCGCCTGCGTACCAATTAACAAGCTGAACCAAACCTGCGCCTACAACGCTACTAGCTCCGCCAACTAACATTAAAACTTTCCAGCCACCTTTGGCTTCAGACAATGTTTTGTCAATAGCCGCTAGTGTTGCCTGCATAGTTTTCATGTTATCCAGCATCTTGTCCATATCATCTTGCAAATGCTTGATGTCAGACGCATGCGTGGCTAACTCTCTGGCGGTTTGAATAGCGTCGCTCATATCAGCAATTCCAAGCCCGAAGGCTTTTGTTTATGCGGGAGTTCGGGTCTTTCTTGGCCTTCTCTCCGGTCAGCTTCTTCTTCATGCCTTCCATACGGGCGCAAAAAGAGTCGCGGCGTTTGCCGCCCTCGGGCTGGGGAGCCTTCAGGCCCGGCTTGCCGGGGTTTGCCTTGTTGTACGAGGCCCGTCCCTTGGCGTTCAAGCCGCCCTTCTCGGACTTGCCCTCTTTGCGTTGCCATGCTGGTGTCTTAGCCATAGAAAATTGTCACTTTTGCAGCGGTTGGAATCGTCACGTGAATATCTGTCGTAAACAGAATACCTTCGCCGGGGATTGGTAACCCAATTGGTTGAGTGCCCGTACCAATATTAAACTGCAACCGAATAGTGCCTGCAGCGCCCCCGTCACGGAAAATAATATCGCCAGCTGTACCGCCAGAAATACATTGATAGCCTTTTAAACGGTTGCGGCTAGACACAATGGTGCCCGTAGCCTCAATGTGCGCCGACTTTACGTCATATTGCATTGTCATAATCAATCTCCTTTAAAAACGGGGCCGAAGCCCCTTGGGTTGATTAGGAAGGAGTAACAGCAGTAGTACCGTCGGCGTTGACCCACGTGCTAGTGGCAGTTGCGCCAGTGGCAATTTTAAGGGTGCCTAAGGTTGTGTCAAAGACGATCGTACCAGCGGCCTTGCCAGTGGTGTTCACGGCGTTGGATGCAGCAGCAATTTGGACGCTGGTAGCTGTACGGAGTTGGATGTAGCCAGCAGTAGCAACTACGTTGCCTGTCACTGTGCCTACTACGTTACCTGTTACGTTACCTGTTACGTTGCCAGTGATATTGCCGGTTACTGCGCCAATAAAGCCATTTGTGGACGTTACTGGGCCGGAGAAGGTGGTTGATGCCATGATTTTTCCTTACATGCAAGTGAGGGTGTTCTGTCTGCATGTCGTCAGCCGGGACTGTCAGAACACCGGGAAAGCCCGGAATGAAGTCAATATACACGAAAAGAAAAGGGGGCACAAGCCCCCTTTTCACAAGTTCAATTAAGAACCTGAAGAACCCCACATACCGAGGGGATCAGACCAGCCGAAGCTATAACGCTCACGGGCTTTGTAACGAACGTTACCTGTATCGAAGTCACCGTCCATGCTGTTTTGCAAGGCGATACGCTCGAAGTGCTTCATGCCGTTTGGCACGTCGGTAATCAAATACCAGCCGTTGCTGTCGGTCAAGAAGTGGTTAACAGTGTAACCTTCAGGGATTGCACCCATCTGCTTCAACGCGTTGATATCGTTGTCAGCAGTAGAAACACGCAGCTCAGTGTCAAGCAAGCGCTTGGCAACGAACATCAGTGCTGGGGGAACAACCATCTTACGGGGCTTAGCGGCGATCAACAGACCACGCTCGTCCACCCACGCTGCGATTTGAATCACGGCGTTTTCCAAAGATGTTTCGTTCAAGTCAACGCCAGTTGTTGGGCTGTTGAAGTTCACACCACCGCTAACGAGGGGGTGACCAACGCGAGTGTTAGAACTGTTGTTGCCGAACAAAGTGACGCCGTCACCGCCCAAGTATGAACCGTTGAAACCGTTGTTGATAACGGAAGCGGCTTTAACTTGCTTGGTGTAAGACATGGCACGGGCCAAAGCTTTGGTGTAACGTGCAGACAAAGAGTCATACAAGTTATCTTCCACAGCTTCTTCAGTGATACTGAAGCCCAGAGCGATTGTCTCGTGGTTGTAGCGTGCAGTGAAGGCTTCTTGCGCATTGTCATAGGCAATGGCTTGACCTTCATTCTTGACGGGAGCAGAAGCAAAGCCAGCAAGCTTTGTCTCTTCTTCGAAGCTACGCTCAGATTTCTCTGTTTCGTAGATTTCTTTGTGCTCTTCGCCGTAGCGTGCGTATTCCATGCCGAACAAAGCGTTCAGGCCGGGGAGCAACTCTTTAAGTAGTTGTGCGCGTGAAATAGCCATGGTTAATTACTCCTTACAGACCAATTGCAATGGTGTATGAGTGGTAGCCGGGGTTGAACTTCACCAGCAAATCAGTATAAGCGTCGCCCGGTTGGGACTGAGCATTGTTCACAAAACCAACAATGCGGAAAGCGGCGGTCGCGATAGTGGCAGAAGCCGATACAGCAACGTTGCTATTTCCTGTGGTTGTAGAACCAGTGCTTGTGCTCTGGATGTTAGCCAAGAACACGTTTTGACCCAAAGCAGATGCAGCCACAGTGTTGTTAGCTTGCACAGAGAACACAGCGCGGTCGTCATCAATAACGAAAGCAACAGCGTTCACAGCGTTAGCTGGGTAGTACTGTGAAAAGATCGTTTGACCTTGTGCGTTCACATAGGAGCAACCGACGAAAACGCCGATAGAACCTGTGTTGGTTGCAGAGCTACCGCTTCCTGTGGGGAAGTAGTTGGTAGTTGCGTCAGCACCAGTCGCAGTCACGAGTTGCAGGTAACCTGACGCAGCCACGTACACCAACGATCCATTGAAGATGTTGACGGCGTAACCGGCAGGGTCTAGGGGGAACGAGCGAGTGCTACCAGCGTATGGTAGGCCACCCAACTCATTTACGGCTCGAAAACCGTAAGGGGTTTGTGTAGATGCCATTTAAGGACTCCTAAAGTTTATTTGGAACCAGAACCAAATCCACCACGGGTTGAAGTCGACTTGCGGTCGGCAAACAACGGCATGCGTGGATCATTTTGTCGCATGAAGCTATTGTCAACTGAGTCCATCTGGTTTTGAGCTTGCTGGTCGTAATAAGCTTTACGGGCTTCGAACTTCTCTTTTGGCATCTTGCAGAGCATGAGGCCGCCGATTTCGACGTTGCCAGTCTTATCATTTCCAACCATCATCAATTCTGGATGGTCCTCTGCCTTCACCGGTTCCCAACCTTCACGCATTTTGCGCGATACGTTGGTCACTTCCGACTGTCCCAGAACGTGCGTAGCCACCCAGTGGTACACCCAGCCCGGTTCAGGCGTTGGATCAGGCAAGTTGCTCGGCGGTACGTATACAGCACGGGCAGATTTTTCGCGTGTCGTTAGATCACGATTTTTGCGGTCAATTGTTTCAGCCATTTCAGTTCTCCAGTTTCGCTACTTGTGCAGCATATTGCTGCGGGGTTAAACCTAATTTCTTCGCCAACGCAACTTGCGTTGTCGTCAGCTTGATTTTTCCTGCGCTCGTAGAACGAGACACAGAGGCCACCACTGTTGTAGGTTTCCGTTGAACCTCACCAGACCTTGGCTTGTCTTCGCTTCGACCAAATAGATCAGGAAACGTTGACTTCATGCGAGCATCAATTTGCTCGAAGTATTCAGCAGAGCGGGGGTCCACTCCGTTTGTGACTAGCTTTTGATGCAGCCCTAGTGCGTAGCTGGTGTATTCTTCAAACCCCTGAGCACCGAACCACTGGTTTTTTGCCTGCCAGCGCAGAGTTTTTTCGTCGGGCTCAACCTTCTCAGGTTGGGTTTGTTGCGGTTGTACAGCAAATTTTTCTTCCTGTAAAGGGGTAGGACGATAATTTTTTGTCTGTTCAACTTTAATCTTGGCATCCATCACAGCTTCTTGAGCGGCAATGATGGCATCCGTGTCAAAGGATTCTTGTGCTTCCTTGAGCTTGCGGCGAGCCATTTCTAGTTCGCTTTCAGCTTTTGACTTGGCGCCAGCAATGATTGCTTCTTGGCCTGTGTAGACGTTTTTCTTGAGGCGTTTGTTCTCCTCAATTAACTGCTGTGCAAGACGCTCCAGCTCTTGTTTCTCACGCAGTGTCGCTTCTTTGACACGGCGCTCGTCGTGGCGTGCGTGTGTCAGCTCTTTAATGCGTGATTTAACTTTGTCCGAATAAGACTCAATCTCTTCATCGGTTGGGTCAACAACTTCCTTGTCCAAAGGCTTGCGGCCTCTGTCTTGGGCAGGCGTGTCGTCTTCAATCTCGATGTCAACATCCCCTTCGCCTTCAATTTCAAATTCGACGTCAGGGGTCTTCTTCGCTTCTACTTCGTCAGGAAATTTAAATTCGTCTTTCATAACGTTCCTTTTAAGCGCGGGTTAAACCGCGAGGGTCTTGCACAACAGCATCAACTTGGTCGTCGTTGATGAGACGGAACTCCTTGCCAAAGATCTTGAATCTTGTGCCGGAGTAAGTACGTACTAACACAAAGTCGCCTTCTTTACACCATGCTCCGTTGGGGAACTTGGCGCTGTCTTTGTACGCATCGGGGCCTACACGCAATACAAACAACACCGTGGTGGCGTGTTCTTCTTGGCGCATAGTGGCTGTATCTCTCACGAGATCCAGTGACGTGCCAGCAATCTTTGCTTCAACTTCAGGCACGATACAGAGCAGCTTCCAACCTGTGGGGGTCGGCAGTGCGCCTGCTTTGTCTTCATTGTCATCATCCTCGTCTGGGGCGTCCATCGGTTGGATGTGTGGCGGCAATGAAATACCGGGGGGCAAAATCAAACCAGATTCAGTGGTTGTCTGCATCTTCAACTTTCTTTAGCAGGTCAAGAACATAACGCTCTGCAAGGGCTAGACCCGAAATAATCCCGCAGAGTTTTTGGTATTCCTCAAATGAGCGACATGCACCGCCAGCCAAGTCATCGGCATAGTTGTTCATGTCCCTACGTATTTGGTCGCGCAATACGTGTGCGAAGTCTTGAATCATTTGCTTGGTTTAGGTTGGTTTCTGGATGCGTTCTGCAGTGCTGCAGTCCGCGCTTGCAATTCCGTTTGGGATTTGCTCTTTGCGATGTCGATGCCCATCTGGACACCGGCACGTTCTTGTTCAAACTGGGATTTGGTTTGGCTCTCTCTGATCTGAGCACCAACGCGCATGGCTTCCAATTCCAGATGACCTTTGACCTTTTGCTCTTCCAGCTCTTGCTTGTCTGCGGCAATTGCAGCGTCTGCGGCGATCTTCTTCTCTTTGAGTTGAAGCTCTTGCGCCTTGAGTTGGAGTTCCTGCTGTTGCATCTGAACGATGGGGTCCTGCGCCATCTGCTGAGCCTGCATTTGAGCGGCTTGTGCTTGGCTTTGCTGGAGCACCTGATTGGCCGCCTGAGCCATCATGCCGGACAAGGCAATCTCGATCTCTGGTGGCAGCTTCTCGTCTTCGGGTGGCAGTGGCATACCGAGTTGTTGCTCGATCTTCTGGCGCATCTGGTAGCCAACGTGCTCTGCAATGTGCGCTGACATGCCGCCCATGATCTTGGCCGCTTGCGGGTTCTGACCAATGAACTGCTGAATCATGGGGTCCTGCATTACAAGCATGTGCACTTGAATGTGGGCTGTGTGATCCTGATGCAAGAACGCTTTCATGGGCTTGCCCGTCAGCGCATTCTGGTTCTCCTGCACTGGGTCGGTAGGCTTCATGTCGTCCTCGATCGGCACAAGCTTCTCAGCATTCTTGATGCCCAAGACGTTGAGCATCCCGCGGTGCAGCTCTGGCAAGTTGTAGATGTCTGGAGCCATCTGCGCCATCTGAATCACAGCTTGGTACTGAACAACGCGCTGAGACATGGTCGCAGCGTTGGGGTCAGACACGGGGATCACGTCCACCAAGTCGTAGTCTGCCTTCTTGGCTTTGCGGCTGCCGTACTCGGGATCGTACGTGTAGTCTGGGTCTGTGTAGTCGCGGATGATGTTCTTGAGCAGCTTCAACTCTTGCTTCAGAGCAAAGTGCACACGGGCCTGAACAGCCGTCATGACTTTAAGCTGGCGCTCAAGCAGAGCTAGCGTCGTGCCCACAGGAGCGTTAGCGCTCATGTCGGAGACCTTCATGTCAGCCGTTGCAGCGAAGCGGCGGCCTTCCTCCACAATGTTCTGCATCAAGTTGTACAGAGTAACGCTTGGCTCCTTGTACGGCAGGGGCAGAATGCTGTCACGGATGTTGCCAGAGGCTACGTCGACGTCTCTCCACTCTCCGGGGGCAATCGGTGTGTCATCACCTTTAATGCGAAGTCCGCGCGACTTGAGTCCACCGGGAAGATTAGATAGCGTTCCTGCGTCAACCAATTGACGCATAAGGCTTGTGGCCGACTTGGCAAAACCACCGATAAGATGGAAGAGTCCAAAACCATAAGCTCCGAATCCGGGGATATATTGGTAGTGTACAAAGTGCTGGCGCTTGAGGCGAAGTTCATCATCTTCATTCCAGTTGCGGCGTATGGACAGAATGTCATTGGTGCCCTTAATGATGGTTACAACGTACGGCAGCATGATGCCGGTCTCTTCACCATCGTCGTCCTTGTCCTCATAGCCGTCAAGGTTCAAGTCAACGTGGCACTCATAGATGGTGTAGCGGTCGTCGTTCAGGTCGTTAAAGCCTGTCTCTTTATCCTTGGCTTTCTGAATGTCCGTGCGGTCTTTGGGCGCATCAGGCAACTCGATGTCCAGATAAAACCCAGCTTGCTGAAGCTTGACGATCTCGTTCTTGGTCTTGCGCATGACGTGCGTGATGCGGTGGCAAGTGTCGAGGTCTGTCGCGCCATATGGGAGCAACATGTCTTCTGCTGGGATGAACATAGAGACTTGACGGCCAAGCGCGGGGTCAAAGTACACCTTCTTAAATGCAGAGCCCGTGGCTGGCAGTGACCACAACATGCGCTCATGCTCAGAGCGGTACTCAGTCATGTTCTCGGTCAACTCGAAGTTCATGTCGTCTTCAACGTTGGCCGCTTTTTCTTTGATCTCAGGCGTTTCTTTACCAATGATCTTGGTACGCACAGGCCCTTGAGCTGGGAACGTCTCTGTGATTGTCTCAGCTTGGAAGCGAACAACAGCTTCTGTAATCATCGGGTGGAACACACCGCATGCGCCTTGCCAAGGTTCTGTACGTTCCTCAATCTGCAAGCCCAAGAGCTTCAGCCCATCAACGTACGTCTTCTCCCACTCTTTGCGTGAGCCCTTGTCGTTGTCAATGTCTGAGACCAAGTCACCAGCAAGTGACTGCATCGCGCCATCGTCCATGTACTCGGCCAAGTTATCACCGAACGCTTCTTCACCGTCTTCGTCTGGCTTAATCTTTATCTCCAGCCCGTCCATGCCAATGGTGACTTCTTCGGGATCAACGATCTCGATCTCCAAGGGGGACTCTTGCTGCGCCAATTCTTCAATGCCAACGGGCTGTTGGAAGAGCGCTTTGTCGATGTTCGTTGCCATGTGTGTTCCTAGTAGTATTCGTACTTCTTACGGCGGAAAAGCTCAATATCTTCTTTCTCGTCCGTGTCCAGTGTAATAAAGCCGCCTTGCCTAAAGCGTAGCAGCGCCTGTGTTGTGGTGTCCACGTAGTCGTCGTGCTCTCCAACAGGGAAAGCCGCTATCTCTTCAATCACTTCCCGTGCCCAGCGTGTGTCTGGTGCCCAGACTTTACCACTGCTGAATAAATCCGCAACTGCGTTGACACGCACCATCTTGTCGTTGCCGCGGCTTGGGCTGAACTCCTGCACCGGTATGCCCAGCGCCCTGAGTTCCTGTATCAGAGGAGCGCCAGCGGCCTTCTTCTCCACAATAAACGCGTCGGGGTCCCACTCCTTGTAGTGTTTGAGCGCAATGGTCTTAAGTTCAGGGAACGCCATCCTGTCCTTGAACGCGTCGAGCAATATGAGCTGGGGCGTATCGTTCTCTTCCTCGTTGTAGAAGATGCCCCACGTTGTGCAAGCCGAATAGTCGGAGTTGTTCTTGGTCTCAAACGCCGTGTCCCACGACTGGATGATGTACTCGCACGTTGGCGGCTCGTCACCTTCCCAGATTCTCCAGAGCTTGCGACTGATGATGGCGCTGTTCTCGGATGTAGGCTGCTGCATGTACTGCGCGTTCCAGTATCTCGGATCCAATGACGCTTTGGTGGACTTGAGCGACGCCAGCGGCCACTGCTCTGGCCACAGAGACTTCTCGTTCTCCGTGTCTTCATTCAGAATGGCTGGCAACTCCACGATTTCCCATGGCACAGCCTCTGGATTCTTGGCTTGGTAGTCAATCAAGCGCCCAGTCAGGTCAAGCAAGGACCATCTGGTCATAATCACAATGATCGCACCGCCCGGCATCAGACGCTGCAAGGGGCCAGTCTGGAACCAAGACCATGCGGTATCAAACGCAAGGCGTGAGTTGGACTTTACATCCTGTTCAGAATGAGGGTCATCAATAACAAACAAGTCAGCACCGCGTCCGGCAAGCGCGCCGCCCACACCAGCAGCATAATACTGCCCGCCAGCAGAAGTCGACCACTTTCCTGCGGCCTTCTGATCGTCCGCCACCAGCGTTTGAGGAAATACATCACGGTATTCTTCAGAGTCAATTAAGTTCCTCACTCTCCGTCCAAAGTCTTCGGAAAGGCCCGCAGTGTGCGTGCCCATGATGATCTTCTTATTAGGGTATTTACCTAGAAAGTATGCGGGGAACAGGTATGAGCTGAACTCAGACTTACCCATACGTGGCGCGATGTTGATAATCACGCGTTTTTTGCGTCCTTCAACCACATCTGTGAAGATTTTGGCCAGCTTCCTGTGGTGTGGACCGATCTTAAAGCCCGGATAGACGCTCTGGGCGAACCCCAACATGTTTGTTTTGGCCGCTTGCAAGCTGGCGCGTTGTTCGCGCATCTCCAAATCTTGAAAAAGCTCCAGCTTTTCTGCCAGCGTCATGTGCGGCAGTGCCTTGGCCATGGCTTCTAGCTCAAGCTTGCTCAAGGTTGTGAAGTTTTCAGGCTTCATCGGTCTTTTCTTCCGTCACATCAACTACGTCGATCACGCCCATGAACCTGTTGAGCTTGTCTTTGATCCGCGCCTCAAGCTCTACGTCAGACATCTCGGTCTTCTTGACTTCAACACGCTCAGTAAACAGCGCAACTTCCGTCACCTTGCCCAGCATGTCTAGCGCTTTGAGGCGGATGCGTGCGTCTGGGTGTTTTACTTCTTCAAGAATCTTGGCTACGGCAAAGCCTCGAAGCTCCTTGGCCTGCTCCACAAACGCCCAGTCGTAGGCTGTGAGCATTCCCACCAAATGCTGGACTGCGGCAGGGGTTTTTAAATTAGTTAACGCTTGTTGTGTATTCCCAACAGGCTGGCCTGTGACCAGACTTGCAAAAGATTTACGGGCGGCTTCCTGATCGGCTTTGGTTTCGATCTCTTCGTCTTCTAGCTCAAGCGCTTTGAGCCAGTCCGCGGTTTTGACTTTGGCGTCGATCGTGGTTGTGGGGTCCGCTTTTTCAAAAGACAGAACCGCCGCCGTGGCGTCGACCACGTCTGGATGAAACTCGCCGTTAATCAGATGTTCAAGCATTGCGTAGGTTGGTGCTGGCGTCGCACTTGTTGCCTCGTTGTCGTTAGTGTACACTTCTTTTCGGCAGTGGTGCAAGTTTCTTCATCATTGCTTCTCCTTGAGGTTCGCCTCCTTGAAGCCCCGGCTAAACACCGGGGCTCTTTTTTATTGTGCCGTGTCCAACGTTTGACATGAGTCTTTCAAAATTTTTATAGTGGGGTGGGGGTATGGCGTTTGACCTTGGGGATTTGCGTTTCCGTATTGAGGGGGTGGGGGTCAAGATTTTTAAAAATTTGATTTGCGGGTGAGAAACAGTGTTTATACGCAGGATTATCGGCGACCCCAATTAGGGGGGCTGGGGGATGGGTGGGGTCAACACCACGCCAAAACCGAACCCCCGAAACACCCCCATTTTGCACCCCTTCGTAAACTAGAGGTATCGGTTAGGGAATGGTTCTCTAGCCGATTGGGGACAAGGTGTCCCCGTTCTTTATCTTTCTCAAGGAGAATCAAAATGACTTTATCAACTCACATCACCAACGCACTCGACCATGCTTGCTCTTACGCTGACAGCATCGACAAGGCACGCAAGGACGCCAAGGGCATGACGCACGCACAAGTGCGGGTCGTGATCTTGCCTGTCGTGTCTCGCAAGTACGCTGTCGCCCTTGTCGATGGTGCAGGCAAGGCTCAAGGTACGAAGGTGTTTGACAAGGAGGCTACCAAGTACGAAGCGGCAAAGCGTGCGGCAACGAGATTATTGAATGACATCTGCGGTGTCGAGTCATCAGGCAAGAAGGAGGCTGTGACTTTACCCAAGGGCATCGTACGTACTCTGACCAACGAGATTATTGAGGCAGGTCTGACCAAGGCACAGTTCAATGAGTTGCTCGCACAGTTGCGTGACTCTGTTTCTTTTCAATAATCTCAACGGGGACAAGTTGTCCCCATTCTTTCATGGCGGTGCAAGCGTGAGGCTTGCCCGCTGTTTCTTTTCTTGTCCAACCTAGGAGTTCATCATGCCTATACCTTCACCCAAACTGTTCGCCCAAGAACCTGAGATGGCGTTGCTCGCCCTCTTAACCCTGTACCACAGCCCAAACG